CCCATTACGGGGGTGTCGGCTCTCGAAAGAGGTGTCAAACTGACCCCAAACGGCAACTTGAGTTGCGGCTTGTTGTCGAATCGTCAATAGGAGAACCGTCATGGGTATTCGGTCATATGACCAACCCGATATATACTCCACGAATGTGGAGGATTACACCAAGATCTCAGGTACTGGTTCAGCTCCCAACGACATCGTTGGTACTCGCGTATCTTTAAAGAAGCGAGGGTATTACTCAAGTTCGAACGTGACGGACTACAAACGTCGCCTAGCACGTGGGGAATTGCTCCCCCTTAATGAGTATAACCGCTGGGACTATGTTGAACACATAGGCTCAGGAACGTACCATGGGACCAATAAAGGTCCTAATCCCAAGTTTTCTTACCGAAACCTTGGGCCGATCAATGGTTGTGACGGCGTATCTATGTCATCCTTCCAGGATGCTATAGCTCTACTCTTCGATCTCACTAAGGATGTGGATCTGAAGGCTCTCCAACTTGAAGCGTTTGCTGATATTCAACCAGACCTAGATGCCTTGACCGCGACGGTCGAGGTGCCGAAAACTCTGGCAATGATTTTAGGCATTCGCAAAAGAGCTCTGAGCCTGTTAAAACAGGCCCTAACGGGTGGCTGGGCTTCCGCGCGAGCGGTAAGTTCAGCATGGTTAGAATGGCGTTACGGTTGGCGAACCCTCGGTTATGATATCGAGGACTTCGTTGACTATTGGAATCGGCCCTTGAGGAATATTATTCTCAAAGGTCAGGCTAAGTCAGCTGTTTCCACTCAGGAAACAGTTACCACCTCTCGTGGTGGTTATTATTGTCTTTATGACTCGGCCTCTTCGATTTCAACGTCCGTTGACGTCATTGTCCGGGCTTACAGTCGGACGAGAGGCAGGACTGCCAATCGTCTCATCTCACCTGTCACGACGGCCTGGGAGGTTATTCCTTTCAGTTTTGTCGCGGACTGGTTTGTTTCCGTCGGGGATGCACTATCGGCTTGGCAAGTCATTGCCAATTCCGAGAAATGCCTTTCTTCCGTCGGTTACAGATTAACTGAGGACTGTAGGACTATTCCCTCGAACATTAGATTAGGTTCGGGGGTGAACGCCATGTCACCATTCGGGGTTGACTTCGTGTCAACCTCCCACGGGAGCCTCCTTGCGAGGCGCCAGTTGGGAGCTCCAAATCTCTTTCCGCAGCTACGTGTGAAGCTAACGGGGAAGCGGATAGCTGATGCTGCCGCTCTTCTTGTTGGTTTTCGCAAAGGTCTGAGGATCTAGGTCCTCTTGTCTTTCTAACCCTACGTCCCTAGGAGGGACATATATATGGCTAGTTTTAGTACTGTCATTACCGAATTCTCTGATGAGAATAATCGGCGGACTTGGGCAATCTCAGGTCACACGGTGCAGCACCCACGCCTTGTTATACAAAAGCGTAAGGTCCCTGCAACTCCCGAGGCCGTCAGCGAATCTGAGCTGATGGTCGTCTACGGCACCGAGGATGCGGAAGAAATTCCACTAACATCTAAGGTGGTCTTCTCTGCTGCAGCTCGCTACCCAGCGAATTGCGACTCTGCGGACGTCACGGCGGCCCTTGCGACCTTCCGTGACTTCGTAGCGAGCGATGAATTTACCGCTATGGTAAATTCTCAGGCGTATGTCAAACCGTAGGCCAACGTTTCGCAAGAAACGGCGGCCGAGGCTGTGGATTCTATCCGCAGCGTTGGCATTCACCCTTCTTTCCACCCTCTTTCCGAGTAGTGGACAGGAGCTCGCTTCACTGATTAGAGCAATTCTATCCGTGATGTAGTTAATACGAGGTCTTTCGTCATGAAAACCAAGTCTCGCACTCCTCGCGATGAGCGAGTTGACACATATGTGCTTGCGAGAAAGTTAGCAGAAGACACGCTCCGTTCGTACCCCTCTGACTTTAATACCGTCATGGGTGCGATCCGGGCGAGGGACTTGAAAACCCTCGCAACTTTAGGAGAGATTCAGGATCAAGAGTATCAGGATCCTGAGTTCCATCGGTTACTGGCTCTCCGCCAGGTTCGAACTCTGTTCTCTAAGAATGAGTTCTTTACCGACGACAAGAAGTGTTCCCTGGCAGCTGAGAAATCCTTTCTCGAAGCCGAGAAGCTTTGTCGTATCACCAACAAGAGGCTGGATTGGTATTATAGTCAACAGGGCCGCTTAGACCCTGCACTTCGTACCGTCTTGTCTCGGATGGAGCGAGAAATTGCTTCACTCCTAGGTGACATGGAAACGAACCTACCCGACATTCGCCGGATGGTTCGCTTGACTAATGGAGCAACCGAGGACCGAACGCGAAAACGATCTCACCCGTTTATGAAAATAACGGGAAGGCTTCGTGCACCGCGTACCGCTATTCCTCAATTAGGGACTTATCTCCAAGAGATTGGAGTTGAGTTATCCTCCTGTAAGTTTACGGCGGTTGAACATAACACCGTCGTGATGGTTCCGAAGTCCTGGAAGACTCATCGCACTATTGCGAAGGAGCCGACCCATTCTCTTCCTTTCCAGCTCGCGCTGGATAGTTTCCTTAAACGGAAACTAAGGAGGTGGGGCATCGACTTGTCTTCCCAGGAGAAGAATCAGGAATTAGCTAGGTTAGGCTCCCTGGACGGGAGTTTGGCCACTATAGACCTGGCGATGGCGTCCGACACCCTCAGCTTCAATGCTGTGGCTTGGATGCTACCGACTGACTGGTTTGGACTCTTTAAGAGCTTCCGGTCATCTTCTTACCGAGCCTCCTTTGGGAGTGGGAGTTATGCCAAATTCTCTTCAATGGGAAATGGCTACACTTTCACGCTCGAAACGCTCATCTTCGGAGCAGCTTGTCGTGCCGTTGGTTCTCAGCGGTACGCTGTCTATGGCGATGATATTGTCATAGAGAGTGAGCTCGTAACAAAGCTCTACAAGCTACTTTCCTTCCTTGGGTTCAAAACTAACAAAGAGAAATCCTTTGTTAGGCCCGACTCTCGCTTCCGCGAGAGTTGTGGTTGTGACTATTATCGAGGGTCACTTGTGACCCCGTTTTATCTCCGGGAGGTGCCGAAGTTTTCGGACCGCCCCGGTTTATGTCACATGATGAACGGTCTCCTTAAAGAGACTTTTCCTGGACAGTTGTGGGATCAGTTCCTGCGCTGGATCAGGGACCATCAAATCCGCCTCGTACCTCAAAATGAGGATACCAGAAGTGGGGTGTTTATATCCCCTACCATGGCTTGGCGAACGGGAAGGTTGTTCGTTGAGAGGAAACCCCAGCGATGGGGCTCCGCAAACCCGGATTACGGTTTCGCCGTTTTTCAGGGTTACTCACCGATTCAGGACGTCAGGAAGACGCACGGATGGCGCTCGCTTCTCCTATGGCACATGCGTGCCGTGGGCGAGGTTCGCGCTCTTATAAACTGCCCTAAGCGTTTCGGCCAGCTTTTGTTGGCCTTGAACGCTAGCGTGGTTAGCGATGTAGATCAGGTGAGAATCACCTCCTATGTTGCATTGAGGAGCCGTTACGTCCATAAGACGAAACGGTTTGCTCCGGTCCACAATAGGACTGCTGACTACTTGTTCCTCTGGGACGAAGTAGTTGGTAGTAACTTGCCTCCGCGTAAGCTGAGGTAAGCTATCCTAGCCCTTGTG